TGATATTCTCTTTAATAAGATTAACAAAGTTCATTAGGGCTTCTTTAGGGTTAGTAAACACCCATACTAATAATTCACCTAATTTACTAAATGCATCTTGGATTTTACCAGTAATAATACCTAGGGCTTCCATCGCAATGGCTAATTTACGTGAGCCCTCTTCAGAGTTCTTAAAGTATGAGAATAGACTAGTTAGCAAAATTAACAGAGCTCCAAGACCTGTAGCTGCTATTGCACCTTTTAAGCCTTTAAATCCTGCAGTTGCGCCCTTAATACCAGCTTTCATATCTGCGAAAGCCTGTTTACCTTTTGCTAGTATAGAGTTTTCTTCTGCTACCTTCTTGGTTTCTTTACCAAGATTCTTCATCTCTTTCTGTAGTTCTTCTACAGATTTGACTTCCTTCTCAATACCATCAATGGTAAATGTAATTTTAACTTCTTCTTGTGCCATCTACTTAGAAATATAATTTATTAGTATTTTGAACTTACTAGATACATAGTGAATCGTTAGCTTCTACATTCATACCCGGCTGTACCGCTGGTGGTTTAATTGCACACACAGTAACTGAATTACCAATTGCTAATGTACCTTGTAGGAATGCACCGCTACAGTCTGTGTATTTGTAATCACCTTCTGGGAAGATGGTATTATTGTATATGGTGTATTCTCGACATGTAAAGAGAACACAACTATTTGCACTCGTACATGTATTTGTACTTACATTAATTTGAACACTAGGATCACTAACTGTTACTGTACCGCTGTCTGCACAAATAGTAAGTTGTTGACCAGAATTAATTGGTTGATTGGTAAATGTATTCCCATTAAAATCGTAACTATAAGTTTGACTTACAAAACCAGTATTATTAATAGTAGTACAGAATGATTGAGCTGGTGGTGTAATACCTTGACAATCATCACAATCTGTATATTCTGTAGGATTAAGTAAGTCATTACTCCCTGATGATACTTGCTGTTGTAATATCTCTACACATATACCAGTATTTGGTCCTGTAGAAATCTTATAGACTCCACCAATATTTAGAGCTGTTAAACTATCAAACTGTCTAGGTGGGAACGATTGAGTATCACAAGCGTATGCATAATATGTAAAGTTAGTTGCACAATCTGCACATGTTGCATATACAGTAGCCACTTGATTAATAAATGGTGCATTAGTGTTATCACCTCTAACAACCCAACATCCTGGTTGACCAACTAGCTCAACAACTTGATTAGGTGTAAGTACTACATTACGATCTGCATATTGGAAACTACCTTGAGTATCACAAGACTCTAATAGGTAACTATCAGGTACTGTTGCAGTACACGAAGGACAATCAGCATATATGTTATCTATAGTGTATGAAGGCTGATTTGTAGTAGTACCAGTAACAACATAACACACAGTACTAGTGCTAAGACTAACAGTATCGCCAATTTGTGGATTAGTACCTACACCTTGATCTACATCTGCTATTAATATCTTTGCTGCAACCTGTGTACAACTGTTTAGGTGCTGTCTAACTTCGTAATAGGTTGTTGATTGATTACATGATATAGTAACTGTTGAAACGTCTGATTGACATCCTACGTTATCTGTAACATAATATAAGTAATCACCAGGACAAAGACCTGTTCTGTTAAATCCAGTCCCACCATCTTGCCAAGTAATTTGAGCAGGTAAGGCTCCACTAGTTACTTGCACATTTATAGAACCGTTACACGGTGCAGGGCTACAATCTGTAGCATCTACATGTGTATTAGTTGTAGTAACTGGAGTTGTATTATTGTTAGCAACTGTAAATGTAATAATACTAGTTCTACCATTTGCATCTACAACTATTAATTCATCAGTACCTAGAGGTACGTTAGGAATTGTAAAGACATAAGGTGCTGCACCTGTAGGAGCTGAATAAACTCCGGTTTGCCCTGTACCTGCAATAGACCATGTAAAATCAGGTGTACCGTTTGTAGTTACTTGCACAGAACCGGTATCTCCGAAACATTGTCCATCAGTTACTATAATACTAAAACCTGTTAGTGGTTCGTTAGGCCAGAATATTCTCTGATCCTTTACAGTAATCAATTCACATTTAACTGCAGTTCTTTCACCTATTTGTGCATCGATAATCTTTTCAGGTCTATAGTACTTACCGTCTATAAAGATAATATCATCAAATGTTAGTGTTTGTAGATCTACGTTGTTAAGTGTAAAGTAGGCTGTAACTCTTCTACTAAACTTATTGTATAGAGAAGAAACATAACGAGCCCAAAACCCATCGAATAACGTGTTAGGTATTAGACCATACGTACTAGCTCCTGGATCTGGATCCATAAAGTATCTAGTATCATTTGCGAAGTTAAGATTAAGAGTACTCTGTGTTGCACTGTTTTGGATTGGCCAAAACTCATAAGGTGAAACTAGAGGGTATGCACTCCAACTACCATTTCCTTGATTACCATTACTACCTGCCATGTACCAATAACTATGTGAGTTATTAATAGTTGCTAGGCCATTATAGAATAAGAATCTAGATTTAGGTTTAATTGGTAGTCTTTCATTTTGACCATGTTGATCTTGTTCTCCTGTTACCTCAAAGATTTGTGGTATAATAAACGAAGGATCGGCATGACTTCCATTTGTACTATAGTTAATAATATTATCAATAGGTGTAGGTGCAATCCCTTTTACTGTTACATCTCTCTTACCTTTTAATAACTCATTAGCTGAATTAAACCTTAACCAACCATAAGCGTGTTTGTTATTATCTTGATGGTACTTGTTAATGAAATCTTCATCTTCTTCAAAAGTATATTCTATTTGAGCTGACTGTGTATTAAACAGGGGCTCACTTACAAAGTCTTTCTCTCTAATTAGTTTACTAGACCAGTCATATACATCACCCGAACCTATGAAGTCTTGCCATGGTTCTATAATAAAGTGGTTAGGTCTATCAATTGAAGGTTGCATTACTAATCTAAACATAGTAATAATATCCTTAATAAAATCTATTTGCTGGTATTCACAATCTAAGTCTCTAAGTGGATAGTAATCCCCTGGAGCAGCGTGACAGTGCCAGTAACATTGATCTACAGAACTAATCTGGTATCCAGCGTTAGATTGTACATAGATCTGAAATATATCTCCTTGTTGTGGTTGATAGCCACCGTTTCTAGAATCGTAAGAACTAGAAGACCAGCCACCACCTGAAGCATAGTTACCAGTATCTAAGACTTGTGTGATAGTACCACCGACTGAACTTACAATACAAAGTGTTACTTGTACATCAATATTAATATACCCTCCATCTGATTCATCATCAGCTGCATCTACTTGTGCTCCATAATCAAATGAGTAATAAGAGCCACCGATTTGTGCATCACCAGGTGCTGTAAAGTAAGAACCTCCAGGAGTATTACCTACATCAGGTACATTAATCTGATAAGAAGGATCTCCAAATACAATATTAGGCATGTATAAGAAAGAGTCTACATCGTTATTACCCGTGTTACCAATATCGAATACTTCAAATATCTGTGCTACTGCTTGATCTACATCTAGAGATGCGTTCTCATTATTACCAAATGCACTTAGGTACATGTGTCTGAATTGCTCACCACCTAAGAAACTAGATTCGTATGTGTAACCAGCGTTCTCAAAGATTTGATCCCAAAGTCTCTTACCTCTAATCATAGGTTTAAGTCTCTGTGGACTAAGAGCATTTGCTGAATGGTTAAATGATTGATCTTGACCATTACTACCAAGAGTAACAGTTGGTGCAATTAAGTCACCATCATTATCATATACTGCACCGTGGTCAATTAGTGGAAATAAGAGATCACCATCTGCAAGTCCGTCATTTGCATTAGCACCTTCAGGGAATGCACCCCAACTAGCTTCTACTTGAGCAGCTCCTGGTGCTCCTGCGAAATCTCCAGCATTTGTATAACTAACTGGTAACCCATCCCAAGTAAAGTCTGTAAGTGTTAACTGACACATAGTCAATTCACCAACGGCTGATGAGAAGTCTCTGGTTTCTCCTAAGAATAGTAATTCGTAATCTATCTTATCTTGGTCTTCGTTAATAAAGATCTTCTGTAGTCTAACATGCCCTGTCTTAAACTCTGCACCATCTACTAGTATCTCTGCTGGTTTCTTTATAGTAATATCGAAGTCAGTACCATCGATGTCAAATGCGTTCTTAAAGAATATGTTATTAGTTCTAGTGCCCGGTACTTTAAAGGTACGAGAGAACACTGATGTAGCATCTGCACTTGTAATATCTTCTATACTAAGTGTTAACTTAATAGGTTGTGTCTCATAAAGATCTAAGAAGAGTGAAGTACTATTTGGCGCACCTTCATTCGGTTTTACTTTAAGTTGAATCATATTATCCTCTCATTGATTTTGTGTTACTTGCTAATCTAAAGTTAACTGTGTATTGGAACAGTCTATCCTTTCTAAATGTCTTCTCGGTGTAACTAGTTCTAGTAATAATTACGGGTACCCATTCATTTGCGTATGGTCCATCTGCAAAACGTACTTTAACCTCAGCCGATTGATATAGGTGTTTGAGTAACTCTGACTCTGCATCATTCATATAGGCTGACTGTACTGTAAAGTCATTGGCAATAGTCTGTGAGTATGTGGTAAACCCTCTGTCTTGTGGGTCAACTGAATATTCAGTACCATTGTAATCTGCTGGACCTTTTAAGAAATTATTATTCTTAGTCTTAGTATTATGATCTACTCTCTTAGTAAATGTAAACTGGTCTCTGTACCCTAATGAGTTCTGCCATGCAAACTGGATATGTGAGTAATCATTACACTTGCTATCTAATTGCTCTATACCTGTTACTTGACCTTGAGCATTATAGATCTTATTATGTGCAATGTTATATCTCTGTATTCTCCATGCAGCTGCGTTCATTAAGGGTGTTTGTTGTTGACCATCTGGTGAACATGCTACTGGGCTATAAACTACTGGCACTATATAATAGTGTGTAGTAGTAGGCAAGAGATTGTTAACAATCATATTTGCAGGTCCTGTTGCAACTGTAATAGTTTGGAAGGGTCCACTAATAGCTGTACCGCCTCCGATTGCTAAGTTAGGTCCTCCACCGTTACCCTGTACATTAGGTATAATTGATGTGCTATTAATACTACCTGAATAACTACATTGTAATACATAGAATGCTTCAATACCATTTACTTGTGGCATTGGCACTGGATTGCCTCTTTGTATTTTCTGATAAAATGATTTAGTACACTGATCATCCATATACACATTGTGCATGTCAATACCTCCTGGTGAAGGGTAACCGCCATTCACAGTTAGTAGGTTATCTCCAGTCTCTGTGTCTGCTATAGTCCAGTTGTTATCACTAAGAGGTCTCGCTGCTCTTTCTATGATACTACATGGGTTAGCTTCATCACCACCCTCTATCTCAGGTCTATAAGGATCTGTGTTAAATGGTACTTGGTAATACTGTTTACTACCTGCAATAACTGTAAAAATAGTAGGCATGGTCGTAAACGCGCCCACGACACCGCCAGACTCTTCAGCGTATTGTAATTGATATTCTAACAGGGTTTGACCAGCTAGAGCCATACGAGTATTCTGTGCAGTAAACCCAGTGGCTGAGTAATGTAGACTATCGATGTCATTTGGCTGTGGTCCTATTTGAGCCTGTAAGATATTTTGTATATCAAAGATAGCTCTACCCTGTCTATTAGGAGTTTGTCTAATATCAGCAATAGGTGTTGGGTTACCTAGAGCTAAGACTCTGAGTGCATACTTGTCAGCACTGACTGATAAGTTATCTAGAGTAACTGGATTGGCTCCGTAGGCCATATCGAATCCTAATGTTTGTAGGGAGTTTGGTGTTTGTATTACGTTAATTGCCATGGTTAAAAGTCTGTTGTTAATTGTTGTGCAACACCATCAGCTACCGCCGCTGCTATTACATCTACATTAAAGAAGGGCTGTGGTTTCAGTCCCATCTTATATATCTGTTTTCTTGCACCGAAGCTCAAGCCGCCTCCAATCATCTCGAAGTCACCTGAGAAACCGAATCGGCTACCAGCTGTAGGTTGCAGTACTCCGTATGACGGTACCTCACGCGCTGGGGCGTTCTGCATGCCATCTACTCCGTAGTTCTGAAAGATACCATAGTATAGCATCTCTATTGACAGGCTGTCTTGTTCTATAACTGCTTTAATAGAGTTACGTAAGGCTCCGCTATCAGTCGGTGCGTCCTGTCTAATCTGGTCTACTAGTCTACCACCTATTTGTGTAAGTATCGGACTAAGGTTCTGCATTGTTTCCCCAAAGTCACCGAGTGCTGATTCGAATTCGTCTACTGTCATGTTGATCTAGTTATTGTTAGGAATCGAGCAATAGGTACCATACCACTTCCACTAATATTTACACCTTGAGGTGCTACTAGTTTTATTGGTATAAGACCTTGTACACTACTAGTTGTATTTTCATACGTACCTTTAACTACTACTTGAGCTATTCCTGGTGCAGTAGGTAACGTACCCACATAATTAAGTGACTGGCCTGTATAACTTATTTCCCATTCAGGTAAGAATGTATTACCTGAGAATGCAGCAGGTCCCCAATCCATTGAGATTACGGCTTCGACTGTAAGTAGTTCACCAGGCATTACATATAGCTCTGGGTATACTTGACCTGCACCTGTTAGGTCTCTAATATTACCACCTTCGTATTGCACTAGTTGTTGTAAGTTAAAATAATTTCCGGTTGTAAAATTAGGAGCTCCACCTTGTACCGGACAGTCTAGACTAGTATTGTGCATTGCCATGTAGGCAATCTCTTGCATTGGTGCCTTAGAGTCTGCTGCAAGTTCTAGATTATACCCGTTGTTATCTCCGTAAACAACACCAGTTTCTTTACTACCACTTGCACAATACGCAGGTCTTTCTAGGCCAAAGACAAAACACTTTTTTGAATATGATTGCATTGGCGCGTTATCTCCAGTCTCTATACCGATAACTAGATTATTCTGTGCGGCTAGTACTTGTACAAATTCATTTAGCTTTTGAGTAGGATCATTAGCGCTAGGTGTTGCGGTCTCCGGTATAAAGAAGCTGGCTGACTGATGGAACCCTAAGATACTACCAGTACCTCCAACATTGTAGGTCTCTGTAACACTACCCATACCATTGTCAGCCTGGATAAACTTCCAGTTTATATTGGCGGTAGGGTTACTCGCTCTATAGATTCTGGTAATTACACCGTTAGCGTCTTTCTCGACTACTAGGTCTGGGTACCATTGAAAGTAGTGTATACCTACGATCCCTCCTACTTGGTCATTACATCCTGTGGTGATACCACTTGTGATCTCGCAGCTCATTAGTAAGGTGTTATACAATTATTAATAGGTAGAGGTAGTTCGATCTCTAACGTTGCTGTCATGCCCGCTACTGTATCTTGGAACCTCTCTTTAAATGGCGTTAGGTTTACATTTAACGTCAAGTCAAAGTCTTTATATGGCGTGGCGAATCTTAGGTTAGCCAGTATATCATCGATGTACTGTTGGCAGTTACTCTGTACCTCTAAGTAGTTAGCGAACCCATTAGTTGGGTCCTCTTGTGCTACATCCATTACTATGAGATTAAACCTGTAAGTAATAGCCTGTCCAGTTCTAGTGGACTGTGTAGGGTTTAAGAACGCATACGGGTAATTGGTCTGTACACCCTGGTCTACTGTCTTAATATCTGTGAGTGCTCCATACCCAAAGTCTTTTAGTATTAGGTGGTTTTCTACCACTGACCCGATACTATCTACGAGTTCTTTGTAAGTCATATTGTCTCTTTTGTTTTAATTTAGCTTCGTTCTCTTCCATCACCTTCTCCTTCTGTAAGGACATGAAGTTGAGTACTTTCTTTAGAGGTTGTTCTGTGACCTCGTCCAGTTTTAATATATTATCTTGTGCTAGGGATACGATTACCTTGTACCACGCGCGGGCTACTTGCATCTTGTCTTTGACTTCTGTCTCGCCCTCTAGCTCTGCTTCGGTTAGGTCCTTATCAGTAAGTCCGAATAACACTTTGTATTGTCTATAAGTAAATGTACGGAATGCCGCATACTTGTCAATGGCCCACATAGCTTCATCAGCCCACTCAACACCAGGTGCTAAGATTGCTGTAATATCACTGAAGTGTTTGTCTAACCCTAAGGCTAAGTAAACATCTAAGTCTACGAATTGGCCAAAGGCTATCCCTTCTAGGTCAATCATAGTACACTCACGTCTATCATTCATTGATTTAACTATCAGTGCAATGGCTAGGGTTAGTGACTCATCACCGGCTTTAGCTAAGAGTGCTAGTGGTGCTCCTGTTAACTGAGCTATAATCATAGGGTAATACTTCGGGTCCTCCCAATCAAATTGGATTGCCTTGTAGTACTGCTCTACTGTTAGCCTTTCGGGTATTGTATAACCCACATTGTTAATATTAATTTGTGCCATCTACTTAGAAATATAAATTGTGGTTAATATGAATTACCTCGGCCCATGATAGCATAGGTACCCAGTGTTTTGTTTTGCTTACGATTATAGTTTGCAATTGCCAGTGAGATCACACAGTCATCGTGTAACCCACTTGGATGGCCGTACCTGATGTTACGGGTCTTCGGATTATATT